GTAAGAATATCCAGCTCAGCGGTGGTGTTGCGACAGCGGAATTTAATTCCATTTGTCTGTCAATCATCTACCGCCTTGTATATAATTTATTAAAAGAGAAGAATGACTCTACCGCAAGATTTAATGACAACGTCGCCCTTATTGTTTACGGCGACGACTCGAAAGCCGGCACGCGCCAGCGCTGGTTTAACCAATCGAGTTTTTGCGAGGGTTGTAATTATTTTGGCATTAAAGCCACCAATACTTCTAAAACTACTGATTTTTCGGATTTTATATCGTTCGATGAAGAGGAATTCCTGCACAGATTGTGGAGATGGGATGATGAATACAAAACGTGGTGCGCCCCCCTTGCTTTAGATAGCATGGCGCGCTCACTCGTACTCAATAACACGTCCCAGATCGGTGAAGACATGCAGGCCTTCGAGTCGGCGCGTAGCATAAATTACGAACTGGCTCAACATGGCAGAGAAATTTTCGAGACTAAAATGGAAGCCCTCCGCAACATTCTTCAAGAATGCGGTTTGGCTGAAAAGCTAGTCCTTACTCCTTTCAAATCTTATGATGAGATTATGACGAGTTGCTATGGTCCCCCCCATCAAGCCTGAACACACTATCTTATATTATTACACTATTGTTATCATATATTACCCTTACATTATCTTTACACTAATCAGTACATTATTATTTACATTAACTGCTCATTAGAATGGATTCTCCGGAAACCCACATCAATGAGACAGTCACCTTTCATGACACCGCGGCTCCAACCGAGGCTGTCGCCCCGATCCCCATCGATGAAACCTACGCCATTTCTGGTGATGGTGACGTTGATCTTGGGTCATTTTTGGCGCGTCCAGTGAGAATTCAAACTTACGAATGGATTCCCACTTCGCCTTTGACCCACAACTTCAACCCTTGGGCTGACTTCTTGTCGAATGAACTGGTCGTTGACAAGTGGAGACATTTTTCTTATTTGAAAGGGAATCTCCATTTGAAGATGGTCATCAATGGCTCTCCGTTTTATTATGGACGCGCTATTGTTGGCTATTTGCCTCTCGATCAGGACAATGAACCCTGGAATCAGCTCAATGCAAATGCAATTAGTAATGAGCGACGCTCTGATGAGTGTCGTGTGAACTATCTGTCACAATGTCAATCGACTTATTTAGATCCGTCTACTTCAAGTTCGGTTGAAATGACGTTGCCGTTCATTTGCCCACGGAACGCCCTGCGACTTTTCGCAACTGGCACCAACGCAAGCAGTACTAATTTCACGGACCTCAAGGACCCTCAGCAAATGGGACGAATTCATATTCATGAAATGAATCCCCTGCGCCAGGGTAATACACCGCAGGCTGGAGTAGAAGCTAAAGTGACCGTTACTATCTTTGCTTGGATGGAAAATGCAGAGTTATCTGTTCCTACCGACCAAAGGGTCTCTGTACCATCTACTTTTGCTCTGCGGCCCCAAGGTAAGCGTACCAAAATGAATATGATGACCGGGAAGAAGGAGGCCTATGAAGCCACCGAGGGTAAGGTATCTGTATCATCAGTTGCCTCAGCCTTTGAAGGCTCTCTTCTTCAACTCGGGAACGTACCAATCATCGGTCAGTTCGCCACGGCTGGCTCAATAGCGGCTGGAGCTGTGTCACGTGTTGCGAAAATCTTTGGATTTTCCTCCCCAGTTCAACTGGGCGACACTCAATACTTCCAACCCGAGCCTGTTCCGAAATTGGCGAGCACTGTAGGCGCATACCTCGGAGCCAAGCTCTCCGTCGACCCTTTGAATGAGGTGGTCGTCGATCCTAGGGTAGGCAATTGCAACCCCCAGGATGAGCTTAGCATCGAGCATATCGCCGCTCAGGAGAGCTTTCTGACCTCGTTTGAATATAACAGTTCAGGAGGCTTCTCTGGTACTAATTCTCTTTTTCGATGCGCTATCACCCCCGCACTTTATACGATTACTCGTTTGACTGATCAAGGTGCCGGGTTTTCCGGTCGTCTCATGCAACCCACATCCATGGCTTTTGCTGCCG